GTTACCATCCTCGAGTATGCTATCGGTGACAAGGAAGACTCAAGGCGGGAGTATTTTGTCCTTTTAGGGAAAGATATCTACCGGTTTGCGCTGTTGCTGGAATCCACAGGTAAGATTTTTCACTACTTTTCACTTTATGCGGACAATAAGAATCCCCTTTCACTTCGTTTGATTGATTCTGCACAAGAAATTATGAATATGCTTGTCTCTTCCTTTCTTAAAACTACCCCGAACGAGAAAAACTCCATTTGCAGGGCAATGGACATTGGACAATACATATATTTAGCAGAGAAGGCTGGACCATTATCTGCCAGGAGTCTTCGCGAACAACAGACCAAGGGCCATAATGGGATCTATGACAAGGTGTTCCCATTGGACGATTTCACGAATGTTCTACGTCGCTACCAAATCCGAGAGGCTCTTGAGTTGGCTTCGATCCGGAAGATGCTCCCCGTTCCTGACTTTTGCATATATAGTGCCACATACAACACATTCACGAAGCACAATTCCCCTTTTGCTATGCTGCCACATCCGGACCCAGAGACAACTTATGAGGACTTCCTTCTCTACTGGGACTATTCCATGATTCGCAACTACTATGATCGCCATAACAAGTGCCCAGGTCATATCAAGCCAGATGTGAAGAGTAAGAACTGGCATCATAACTATCCTCACATAGTGCCCAAGAGTATCCCCTACAAAGATGTCAAAGACATAAACTGGGAAGGGACATTCCAATATTCTGACTACCATTATGCCGAGCATGAACTGCGCAAAGACAAGACAATGGCACCCAAAAGAGTCGCAGAAGATCTCACTGCAGCGGACCTAGCTACGTTTCCGATCCATGAGAGAAACCAAATAGCAGCTTTGTTCCTAGACCCAACCATGCCAAGATTAGCAGATTTGCGTACGATGATCGAAACGAACTCGGAGAATTTCGACTATGTGCACTTGACAGCTCTCAAGCCAGAATCGAAGAAGGAGGGCGGCCGAATGTTCTTCATGGCGAATGATCCAGTTCGTACCCCGATGTCAGAGAAAGAGGCGAATGTTTCAGACTATCTGATACACAAGGCAGGGAACTCATCAGGAATACCGGATCTGGAACTGCTCAGGAGGATGCGCGAGATCTCTACTCTGCCCTTGGGCCTGGTCAGGAAGGTACTCGTGTCCTTTGACTTAGAAGGGTGGTCTCCAAAGCAAAATCCCCAGCTTAAGAAATCTGCCTATGACAAGTGGTCATATGCTTTTGGGTTGCCACACATCAAGAGTCTCCACAAAGTGTTCGACAACTCACGTATCGCATTTATCAAGCACAATGTTCATCATGAATATATCAACCATGGCCAGGATCTGGAAGGGTATGATGCAAAGACCAATACTGCTCTCCATATCGAAGTTATGAGCTATGCCATCAACGTTTGCAGGCGCCTGAAGAAGATTGACAAAGGGGCTACACTCCTGGCTTTGATAGACGACGGAGGAATGAGCCTAGAATTCGACATACAAGCGACGGATGAGGAGATCATGGACTGCATCAATTGCATCGAACAGGTGTATCACATGGTAGGGCTCCGCATCTCGTGGGATAA